TTAGTTATGGCAGTAACAGGATTTAAAAATGACCCTTTATTATCGGGATTAGTAATTGTAAAATTTGAATTCACTACTTTTCCTGCTGGAAGTATTAATCTATCTTCAGAATCTCTGACTTCTTTTGTTATATAATGTTTTATTGAATTTAAATTTTCTCCATATTTTTGCTCAGAATATCTATAAATGTCTCTATCCGAAAGAGGCCAATCATTTCTAATACTGGTTATTCCACCAGAAATGATAACAACCCAGTCTAGTTCTGGATCTCCATATAATTCTTCAGCAACTGTTTCTGGACGAGCACCCTCTTGTATCTGATATTTGACAAAAATAGTTGCAACATTATATAAATCATTTCTGAGTTTTACTCTTCTAAAAAAGTTTTTAACCTTAACATAATCAGATGAAGAATTTTTAAGGTTTTTATCAAAAACTTGATATTCTAAATCTGGAAGTTCTCTAAAGTATCCCATTTTAGTATCCTACTCCTTTTGATCCATCCGCACTACTATAATCTTCAAAGTAAACTGGATTAAGTTCCTGAAATGATAGTGTTAGTTTTAAGTGTACTGGAGTTCCATCATTATATGTTGCATATACACCAGAACCAGTATAATTTACTTCCATATTAATCAATGCACATGGTTTAAAAACTGGTAAGAATGGATGTGGTTTTCCTCCAGATTTATAGGCAATTTTAAAAACACTAGGAGCACTAATAAAAAGACCAGTTCCACCAGATGTACTGCTTGATCTGGCTGCCATTTCTTTTTTAAATGTTCTTATAATTTGTTTAACTTGAAGTGCTTCTGGTTCATCCCTTGGTGCCAGATCAAATGTAAAGTTATGAGATCTTAATTTTACTCCTTTAAAGAGAAGTTCCATATTCGGGTTCAATACATTTCCACTACTTCTTGAAAGAACACTTTCTAAAGTTGTATTTGCACCGAGACTTCTAACTGCTGCTGCTGAAAGATTACTTGTCAATAAATTTTGCCCATTTGCATCAGTTAATAAATTTATTCCTGCTCCCGCAGCTGATTTAAGCGCATCAACTATTCCTTTTACTGCATTTCCACTTTGCATAACATCGGCACTCGCTCCAACTCCAAATGCTGCAAGACCATTTAAACTATCATCTCCCCAATCAACAGAATTACTATCTGAAATATTTTGTGGTATTGGTAAATATATGAATGAACCTGGTTTTTCTAAAGATTGTGATGATGTTCTCTGAACTAAATTAGTTGCAGCACTAATTCCTGGTGGAATATATTTTGTAATACCAATTTCCAAATAGTCATCGGAACTTTCTATTTTTTGGTATGGATATCTTAGAGTTTCCGCCATTTAGCGTATTATTTTTTAAATATTTAGAAGGATTTCTTTTGAAATTATACTTTTAACTCAATTGAATTTTTTTATAAGGTATTGCTTGTAAATCTTTTATTTCTTCTGGATATACTATGTATAGACCATCTATTATTTCTGACCAAGTATATTGTTTGATTTCTTTCCAGTGAAAATTAATTCCTCTAAATCCCCAATCAAAAACATTTGTTACTGCTACTAGTGGATGAGCATCATATCTAATATTTGGTGTTTTTGGTGAGTATACGAAAGTATAATATTTACCAACACTTGGTCCAGATTGTTCTTTAGACAAAACTTCTATTATTTCTTTCATTAAATACTCTGGACTTTCTGTTCCTGTTAAACTGTCTGTGATTGATCTAATTCTATTTCTTTTTGCATCGGATATTTGTCTTCTTTCTTTTAGAGTTTTTCTTGGCATTATTTTATACCCAATTCATTTTCTGTTAAAATTTTAAATTCCCATCTTCTATCTTTACAATATTCTTTAGCCATTTCCCATTTTGCTTGATTCTTAGTATATTCATAAACTTCATACAAATATCCTTTTGTTTGTCTTTTTGGTTTTGTTGGAGGTATAGTTTGTTTATGGGGTTTAATTTCAATTAAAGATTCTTTAATTATCCCATCATTATCTTTATATTTGATATAAAAGTCTGGGAAATATCTATGAATTCTATTATCAATTGGAGAACGATATGGAATTGTAATTTCTTCACTAGCCCATTTAATTATACTATCATTTAAGTCACAATACTTACAAAATTTACGTTCCCATAATGAACGATAAATGATATTAGTTGGATCTCCCAAATATTTTTCTGGATATGTCGGTTTATATTTTCCTTTATATGACATCTAAATAATTAACGATAACTTATAAAATATTTAGAGTGCCTCTAGTAAATCGTCTCCGAATATCAGACATAAAACCTATATTTACTAATCTTGCTCAAACCTCACATTATCAAATAAATTTTTCGGGTCTCTCATCAAAACTTACTAGTTATCTGTTTAATAAAGGGGTTGATTCTAGATTTATTTTTGAAGAAGCTGGATTATTGTGTAGTTCGGCATCTTTACCTGGAAGTTCTTTTGCCACTGCAGATATAAATGGTAATTTTACGGGTGTTAATGAAAAAATGGCACACACTCGTATGTTTACTCAAACTAGCGTTGATTTTTATGTAGATAGAAAATATAAAGCATTAAAATTTATAGAATATTGGATGGAATACATATCCAGTGGTTCTAAAGTCGGAAATAACCAAAAAGGATATTTCTTTAGAATGCAATATCCAGTTTATTATAAATCTGATTCAACCACTATCGTTAAATTTGATAGAGACTACAATAATATTTTAGAGTATACTTTTTATGGTTTATTTCCAGTAGCATTAGATGCTATTAATGTTTCATATCAAGGATCTGATGTTTTGAAAGCTACCGTCACATTTAATTATGAAAGATATGTCTGCGGTTCTCCTTCATTTGCATTACCATCATTTAACCTTCCTTCATTTTCCAATTCCACAGATGGACCTAGATTAGTTCCTATTCGTGGGCAAACTGGAGTTGTTTTTTATGATTCAAATAGAGATACTAGAACTAGTGCAGAAGTTAATGAAAGATTTTTTGATTCTCAAGGACGACCAATTATTAACTAAATAAATTACCTGAGGTTTCGTAAAAGATTATGCCTTTACCAAAAATTAATACTCCGACATATGAGTTAGAGATACCATCAACAAATAAGAAAATAAAATATCGTCCATTTTTAGTTAAAGAAGAAAAAATACTCATTATTGCTATGGAGAGTGAGGATCCAAAGCAAATAACAGATGCAATTAAAACTGTAATAACTAATTGTGTTATTACAAGGGGAATCAAAGTTGATGATTTGTCAACTTTTGATATAGAGTATCTATTTTTAAATATTAGAGGTAAATCGGTTGGTGAAACTGTTGAAGTTTTAATAACTTGCCCAGACGATAATAAGACGCAAGTTCCAATTAGTATAAATCTAGATGATATTAAAGTGGAAGTAAATGAGGATCATTCTAAGGATATCAAATTGGATGAGAATACAAGTATTAGAATGAAATATCCTTCCATGTTGGAATTTGTGAGAAATAACTTTGGATCTGGTGATGTTACAGTTGATGATTCATTTGATTTAATTTCTTCTTGTATTGAGCAAATTTATACGGAAGAAGAGTCTTGGACTTCATCAGACTTTACTAAAAAAGAATTGCTAGAATTTATTGAGCAACTAAACAGTAAACAATTCAAGCAAATTGAAAAATTCTTTGAGACCATGCCAAAATTGTCTCATACCGTTAAAATTAAAAATCCTGAAACTGGTGTGGAAAGTGAGGTTATTTTGGAGGGACTAACATCTTTTTTCGCTTAGCAATGGCGCATACTGACCTTGCGTCATACTTTAAATTAAATTTTGCTCTAATGCAACATCATAAATATAGTTTGACAGAGCTTGAAAATATGATTCCTTGGGAAAAGGAAATATATGTAACATTACTGCATAATTATATTGAAGAAGAAAATTTAAAGCACCAGTCAAATGGCTGATTTACCTCAAACAAAAACCAGTAATATCATCCCAATTTCTGGATCATATCTGTCTGCCAAAAACAGAAAAAAATTATTTGAAAAAGGTAGTATTTCTTCTTTTGATTCTTCTATTGGTGGAGGAATCATTCCTATTAGAAATAGTAAAAATATAGAGATTTTATCAACTAAGGTTAATTCTGATTCTTCGGCAATTAATTCTTTACAAGAACAAGTTGCCAACCTAAGTGCAAAGAATATACAATTAACTTCAAGTTTATCTGCAGTAAATATTTTACAAAGCCAGATAACCATATTAAGAACATCCGTCAATAATCTTGGTTCTACATTACAAGAAATAGGCACTTTAATTAATAATGATTCTCAACTAGAGATTCAAAAAGATAATCAAGAATTGGAAATTGAAAGAAAACTATCCCAAAGGTCTATACGAGAGGGAAAAGAGAGTGAGTTAGAGAAAAAAATACAAACAGCACTACTTACTCCAGTTCAAGAAGTAGGAGGAAGAGTGCAGGGTGTGCTTGGATCCTTGATGGGATTTTTTGGAAATTTATTTCTTGGGTGGTTAACAAATCAAGGCATAGAAGCATTACGTGCAAGTTTTAGTGGTAATAAGAGAAAACTAGACGATATTAAAAATACCACAATATCAAATCTTGCGATCGTTGGTGGTATATTTTCTGCGTTTAAGTTTGGTATTGGGGGAATTATTTCAACAATAACTAGATTATCTTCTACGGTTGGAAATCTTATTATTGGAAAAACAATTAGTTCATTATTTGGAAATCTTTTAAAATTTATACCTGGAGTTAAGTTACCATCTCCAACTAATCCAAGTGGTAATCCTAAGCAGAGTGGTGGTCCTGCAGGAGGATTTGGAACTTTGTTTGGAACTGCTATGGAAGCATTGCAAGGAAATGCAGGAGAAACTATATTGGGAGCAGCAGCATTTCTTCCTGGATGGCCAGGTGTAATTGCTAAGGGTGCTTTTTGGGGAGAGCAACTTTTAGATGCATTTGGCAAAGGTGTAATTCCAGAAGGGCAATTGCAACTTCCTAATATTGATATAAAAAATTTATATTCAACGTCC